CGCAGGCCAGACGCACGTAACCTTTATAGGAGTTGTTATGGCTTACGATCGTAGATACAGCACTTTCCGAGTCATCCATTCCGTCCTCCCTTTGGGGGACGTCCGCGAATTCTTCGCGGAGGGTGACGACAGTCCTCTACCTGATGAGGTCGTTACCTTCGTTCGCTTGCTCAAGAAATTGGGCAGGTTCGAATCTGGGTGGACGATCACCGTCAGATATGACAGTCTGGATTGGGCTTGTCAGTTAATCGACCGACATGAAACGGTGCACACGGACGTCCGCTCTGGGAGCGGTACGTACGCTGTGTACTTGTTCTAAGGTCGACTCTCTGCGGGGTGCAACTTTTTGCTGCGACCTCGGTTGGCAGCGTCGAGGCTGTCATGAACGATCTATACACGCGTCGCAAGACGCCTCTCCGCCGTGAGGCGGACCATCCAAAGGGTTGGTACAGAACGCTGTTCAACAGCTATCTGTATCGCCCCCCGGTGTGGGTGTATGTGATCGAATTGCTCGTCGCGTCTCTTGCAGTTTATGTTCTGCTCGAGCACGATGGTGAGGTGGTATCCATCCTCATCCGACTCCTCTCGGAGGTTGGAGCATGACCACCGGAAACGTCACTTACGACGACCGTGTGGCCGCAACAGGCGGAGGTTGGTGGGGCACTTACTATTCCAAGGTTTGGAATGGAGGTGACCGCCCCAAGTCGACAAAATCGCCTCATAATTATTATGAGACGTACCGGGAGTACTTCAAGGCGGGTATACTCGTCAAGAAGACATACCGGATTCGCATTCCAAATCCGAAGTCCTCAGAAAACCGAAAGGTCAAGAGGAGCTACGATGAGGAACATGACTACTCACTGGTCCATCAGAGGATGTTTGAGGATCGGGTTTCTTACACCGTCCCCTCGAATTTCTCTCAATGGTCAGATATGACGCAGCATGGAGCCACTACGTGGTTCGCGAAGAGTCTCTTTGATGCCAACGATCAGATTCGTTTGATCGGGAAGCTCAAAGATAAGCTTGACGGGTCGGACTTCAATCTTGGAGTCTTTCTCGGCGAGCTCCCTGACACCGTGGGTCTCCTCGGTGACACGGCTCTCAGACTTGGTCTGGCGCTTGGTTCTGCACGTCGAGGCCAGTTTGGCATCGCAGCGGAACAACTGTTCAAAGGAACCGGGAGGTTCCAGAGAAAAGGGTTCCAAAACTATAGCCCCTCAGAATGGGCTAAGCGAAAGAACTCGAAAGCATTGGCAGACAACTGGCTCGAACTCCAGTATGGCTGGCTTCCGCTTTTAAAGGACGCGGAAGCGGCGGCGATTATGCTTAGTCACCACCTCAATGTCCCCATGAGGCAATCCTATCGGGTTCGCATCATGCGGGGAGAAGATCCTCCACCACGCATTACGCAGGTGGGGTATCTACCGACGCAAACGGCTACCGGCAAAGCGGAATTCCGCCACACCCGGGTGCTTATTGCGCGGGTCGAGGAAAAGGGGTCAATTCCCCAACTTCTCGGTCTCACGAATCACG